CGCCTTGCGCCTGGAGGCCGCGGAAAGCGAAGCGGAGGGCCTCGTGGTCCTGCGCGAGCTGGTTGCGTTTAGAAGGGAGGCGGCTTGCCCTTGCGATAAACCCGCAGATTCGCGGGTTTTCTCCGGTCTACCTTGCTCCATCGTGGCGATGCGCGCCGCCACGAGCGCCCGCTGGCTTTCGTTCAGGTGCCGACGGTGAAGGTTGAGAGATACGACGAAGCCGACGAGCCCGTCTTCCTCGCCGCTCCACTCACGTGCCGTGCACGCGATGCCTAGCTCGCCGCAGGCCCTCTCGCGGTGACGCCCGTCGATCACGTAGCCGCGCCACGTCCAGATCGCCTCGCGCTGACCGTTCGCTTGGATGTCGGCCTTGAGCGCGCCGTATTCTGGCTCTCTCATGGGAGGGAAGATGTTGGCGACTGGATGTACGTTCACGGCTGGATGACCAGTGAAGAAAAAGCGGCCCAGGTGGAACCCGGGCCGAAATCCTGCGCGACAGACCAAGGGGGAGTCGAGCGCGCAGGTTTGAAATTCATCGGCCGCTATTTGACCGATGTGAGCTTCGTGTCCAACATGGGCTTTACGCCGCCATGCCGCGATACAGTTCTGGCAGTAGGTGTTGTCGCCTTACCTCGCGGTCGGTCTCGCGCTCGATAGCCACAGCCCACTTCCCCGTCATCTCCACGTCGCCGTTGATCCATTGGGAAATGAGGCTTTGGGAACAGCCGAGCCGTTCGGCGAATTCCCTTTGGGTGATGCCGTTTTTCTTCAGGTACGAGTCGAGAATCTTCATGATTCCCGTAAATTAGCACCGCCAATACGTACTAGTCAATAGCGCCGCTGTTTCACTACACACTGCAGCGCACCCAGACCGAGCGCCTGCGTAGAGCCCAAGCGATTCAGAAGATGGGCCTGACGGTGCGCGATGCTTTCGCCCAGAGCGATGATTACGAGACGCTCCTCGGAGCCGTAGTAGACGGGCTTCGCCCGCGAGACGAACGACCCTTCTAAGCCGTAAAACAGCATCGCTGTTGACTTCGCTTATTGGCGGCGCTAATATTGTTCCCGTCACCTGGAGGGAGCATGAAGCAAGCCGAGCATGACCACCGCAGCAGCGCAGACTTTCTCTTAGTCCTTACCGGCATGGTGCTCGGGGCCGGCGTGGCTCTGGGCTCCGCGTGGTTCTTCGCAGTCCTGGTTCTCAGCCTCCGGATCGCGCCGTGATGGACGCCGCCACCAAGAACACGCTAGCGAACATCGAGGCTCTACTGGTCGGTGAGCGCGCGAGCCCGCGTGAGGCACTGCTGGCGGCGTACCAGCTTGGCCGGCTGGACGGGATGATGGCAATGGCGCTTGTCGCCGAGAAGACGGTGAACGAGATCGCCAAGGCGGTGGCTTAGATGGCCCGCCGCCATGAAACCGATGACGAAGCATATGACCGCTCGGTGGTCGAGTACCTGGACGACCAAGAGGAAGCGTACGCCGAGGACGCGCAGCGCAACGCGGCAAAGCGCGCGGCATCAGGTATCTCGGCCGAACTCCTTTCGCTGCAGGACGCGCGGACGGCTGGAGGCAAGGCCGGTTATCTCGGCCTTAGCGCGAGCCTGAACCCATACCAAGATCAATTCCCCGAGCACGGAGCCTGGGAGAACGCTCGCGCGGCTGCAATTCGCGCACTACTGAGGAGCAACGCGGCATGAACGCAGTACCCGCAGTTAAGGAACAGCACGCGATGGCAGTGTCCAGCGACGCCGCTGCGCTTATCCAAGTCATCTCCAGGGCCGCAAGCGACCCTACCGTCGATGTCGTCAAGCTTAAAGAGTTGATGGCGATGCACGAACGCATCACCGATCGCGAGGCAGAGAAGGCGTTTAATTCCGCCATGGCCATCTGCCAAGGTGAGATCGGACAAGTCGCTACCGACGCTGACAACCCGCAGACACGCAGCAAATACGCAACTTACGCGAAGCTCGACAGCATTCTGCGCCCGAGATACATCAAGCACGGGTTCGCGCTGTCCTTCGGCGAGGACGTTTGCGACAAGCCGGACATCGTCAGGGTCACGTGCATCGTGTCCCACGTCGGCGGTCATAGCCGCACCTACCACCGCGACATGCCATCGGACGGCAAGGGCGCCAAGGGAGGGGACGTGATGACGAAGACCCACGCCGCAGGCGCAGCCGGGTCTTACGGAGCTCGCTACCTACTCAAGGGGATCTTCAACGTCGCCATCGGCGAGTACGACAACGACGGCAACGCGGCCGGCGATGGGCTCTCGGATGACGTTCGCACGATGCACCTTAAGGCGATCGACACGGCGCCAGATATCGAGGCCCTCAAGGACTTCTACCGCACGGCTTACAAGGCGGCGGATGCGGTCGGCGACAAGGGCTCGATGCGCTTGTTCGAGCAGCACAAGGACTCTCGCAAAAAGGCGCTCGACAAATGAGAGTGCTCGACTTTCCGCAGGGTTCCGTGGAATGGAGGGAGGCCAGATCCGGCAAGGTCGGGGCTTCCCGCATTGGCGACGTCATCGCCAAGATCAAGACAGGGGAAGCGGCGGCACGCCGAGACTACCGAGCGCAATTGGTGGCCGAGATCCTCACTGGAAAGCCGCAGGACGACACGTACATGAGCCCAGCGATGACTTGGGGCGTGGAGCAAGAACCGTTCGCGCGCTCGGCTTACGAACTGGCTGCCGATGTCCTGGTAGATCAGGTCGGCTTCGTTCTACATCCAACGATTGACCGCGCCGGGGCTTCGCCGGATGGCTTGGTTGGTGCCGACGGCCTATTGGAGATCAAAGCTCCGAAGACGGCCACGCATATTCAGTACCTGCTAGACGGCGTTGTGCCGAATGAATACCAACCGCAAATGTTCTGGCAAATGGCATGTTGCGAGCGCGCGTACTGCGACTTCGCAAGCTTTGACCCTCGCCTGCCTGAGAACATGCGGCTGCTGCGTGTTCGGCTGCTGCGTGACGAAGCGCGCATCAAGGAACTTGAGCGCGAAGTTCTCGTCTTTCTCGCCGACGTGGACAAGATGCTAGAGACCGTTAGTAGGTTCGCAGCGTGAGGACCGACGTGCACCCTGCAGCGGTTCGCCTGTGCTCCGTACTTCCCGTGCGCACGGTGCCGGCGAAGCCTCCGGTGTACCTCGCTCGAGAACTGAAGTTGCGCGATCGCGTGCTGCGGATGCGTGCAAGTGGCATTCCATTCGCCAGCATCGGCAGGCAACTGGGGTGCGGCAAGTCAACTGCGTGGCGTATCACCAAGGGGAAGAAATGATCGGCCGACTGATTTGTTGGGTAAAGGGGAAGCACCTGCTCGGCAAGCGCGTGGCGAGCCACGAGAACGGGAGCGTGAAGGTATATGCGTGCCCTCGTTGCGGCCGCAAGACGTCGTATCCGGTCAAGGCTGCTACGTGAACGCCAGAATACTCCCGGCCGGCCTCTCATTCGAACAGTCTCTGCGCCGCGGATACACCGGAGAGATTCGCGTGCCCGGGTATCTCAAGTGGATCAAGACGCTCCCTTGCCACCACTGCATGCGTCCAGGGCCGAGCGATCCAAGCCACCCGAATTTCTTCAAGAGCCAAAAAAACAAGGCGCCGGATCCGCTCGCGATCCCCGAATGCAGACAGGACCACGAAGCTTACGAGCGAAACGGCTTCACCGATGAGGAGCGACGTCTGGCTCGAGCCGCGCTCTACATGCTGCAGGCCATCTACGAACGGAGGTTGGTGTGGGTAAACCGTCCGTCGACCTAACTGGCCAGCGCTTCGGAGAACTCGTCGTGATCGGCTTCGCCGGTCGACAACGGTCGAATCAGACGTGGCGGTGTAAATGCGCGTGCGGGTCAGAAACGGTCAAACTCGGCTACAACTTGAAGAACGGCCACACAGCCTCATGCGGCTGCAGAGCGATGCGCTGGCGCAAGAGCGGAGACATGAACCGTAGCCACGGTATGCGGCGCACGCGTACCTATCGCATCTGGACCGGAATGGTGAGCCGCTGTACCAATCCAAACCATCAAGCGTATAGCTTCTACGGCGGGCGCGGCATCACGGTCTGCGAGCGGTGGCTGAAGTTTGAGAACTTCCACTCCGATATGGGAGAGGCACCGCCGGATCGGTCTATCGATCGCATCAACAACGACGGCGGCTACGAGCCCGGCAACTGCCGCTGGGCGACCTCTACTGAACAGCGCTGGAATCGCCGTGCCGCACAAGGCGGTTGGACACAGTCTCCAGAGACCATTCGCAAACGCGTTGAGTCTAGACGGAGAGGACGCCTCAAATGGGTGGGGTGAATTACGAAGACGGTCAAGCCTGGGAGCTTGCGAAGAAAGCGCTACTCGCCGGCAAGTTCACCGAGGTCGAGGAATTGATCCCGCACATGGTCAAGAGCGATCAACTGCTGATGCGGGCGAAGCTGAAGATCGCGCGGGATGCAAGCGCCATAAGCGCCAAGGAAGGAGCATGAGAAAAGAAGTTATCGGCATGGCGACTTTGTACCAAGGCGACTGCATGGAAATCCTGCCCGCCTTGGTGAAGGCCGACGCCCTCATCACGGACCCGCCCTACGGCATCGCCGCCGTGTGGAAGGGAGGATTTTCCGACAAGCACGGCTGGAGCAAGGCGAAGGACGAGAGCATTACCCGCAACGAGTGGGACGAGAAGCCGCTGGACGAGGCCGCTGTGGCCATCCTGCTGGCCGCTGCTGACGAGCACATCATCTGGGGCGGCAACTACTTCCCCCTGCCGCAAAGTCGCTGCTGGCTCGTCTGGAACAAGCCAGAGCGCAATTTCACGCTGGCCGAGGCCGAACTTGCTTGGACAAGTAAGGACAACGTGGTGCGCGTGTTTGACGGCCCACGGTCTGACGTAGGGCGAGAGCACCCGACGCAGAAACCAGTCGGGCTCATGCGCTGGTGCGTTTCAAAGACGATAGGAACGGTCCTAGACCCATTCATGGGAAGCGGCACAACCGGGGTCGCCTGCATGGAATTGCAACGTCAGTTTGTCGGCATCGAGATCGAGCAGAAGTATTTCGACATGGCGTGTCAGCGGATCGAGAACGCACAGCGCCAAGAGAGGCTGTTCGCCTGATGGATTATCTATTGATCTTGGTTGCCTTCATTCCACTGGCGGTTCAGTGGTGGCATGACCTCAATGAATCGTTCTAGGTACACGACGTAAGAAATGAAAATCCTCTGCGCCCATTGCGGCAAGAAAACCGAGAAGCCGACCGGACACGTCCGCCGCTCGCGCAAGGATGGTTTGCTGCTGTACTGCGGCCGGACGTGTTCCGGGCTTGGGCGACGCAAGGGTAAGACGAAGGCACAGAAGGTTGCCGAGAAACGCTTGTACGACATGGCCTATCGGGCGAAGAACCTTGAGCGGATAAAGTCTAAGAAACGCGCCTATTTCCAGCGCACCTACGACCCCAAGAAGGCCGCTGTTCAGCGCAAGAAGCGGATGCACCTCCACGTCGCCTACTGCCGCCAGCCTCGCTACAAAGCTTGGAAGCGCGGCTACGACCAGAAATGCAGGGCAATGAAGTACGGGCCTTTCGCGGAAGCCTACCTGCTAGCCGTCAACCTTAATCGCGAAATCAAATCAAGGACAACCAACTATGAAATCCGCCTCGAAAACCAAACGCTCAACAAAAAACAAGCGCGCACTCGTCAAGGCTCAGAAGCGTACAGCCGTGACCGTAATTCCGGCTCTTAAGGCGAGCACGCTGAAGGAAGTGTTGTGGGAGACGCTGATTGACCTTCGGGGCAACCAGATGCCCGCCAACCGAGCCGACGCCATCGCTGCTCAGGCCCGCGAGATCCTGCGCACCGTCAAGACACAGCTTCAGGTGACGAACGCCGCGAAGCGCCCGGTGCCTCTCGGGATCGTGGAGTTTTCAGAACAGTGATTTTTACGCTTCCTAGGTAAGGAAATCCTGCTGCTATGCACAACGACGAACTGAGGGACAAGCGGGTGGCCAAGGTGATCTCGGAGGCCCCGATTTCGACTCAGGGCGCGCTGAGGGAAGCGTTTTCTGGCGCTGCAAGCCCACGGCGGGCGATTAAGGCCATGTGCCTAACCTGCGTGGGCTTTGACCGTTTGGAGGTCACAAACTGCTCGTCCTACGGGTGCCCGCTTTGGAAGTACCGGCCGTTCCAGGACGCCTCGTGAGCCCCATAACCTTCGGCTGCATGA